TATTAGCTTGCTGTGTCTGTGGGTTAGACAGAGCACCGGCTAAGTATTGATCTTGTTGTCCGTAAGCACCTTGAGGCGTACCTCCAAAGGGGTTAGCCATGTTCGTGAATGCCCTCAACAACTGTTGGTTGCCCGCAGCGCCCATCAACGATGCACCTACTGGGCTATAAGCATTAGCAGCATTAGCATTAGTCTGAGCTTGGTACAAAGTGTTAGCAGCGTTAGTAGCACCTTGAGTAGTACGACCCCCAATGTTCAAGCCTAAGTCCAAAGCACCTTGACCTGCTGCGTCGATTGTCTGACCTAAGCCAAACTGAGTCTTCAGAGGATTATAACCAGCAGTAGCCAGATCAATACCAGTACCGAATAAGCCTGCACCAAACTGAGTCTGAGCACGTCCTTGTTGTTGTGCTTGAGAAGCCAGTTGTAAGTCCTGCATCGCCTGAGCATTCAAGAGAGCTTGTTGTTCAGGGTTAGCAGCACCCATGCCACCACCTTGAGCGACAGCAACACCACCACGGCCTGTATTAAACAGATTCTGAGTTAAGCCTGCCTGAGCCTGATCACGGCTAGGAGCTAACAGAGCCTGCTGAGACTGCATCCACTGCTGTGCAGCAGCTTCAGGAGACTGAGCAAGGTACTGATTACCCAGATTGAATAGACCCTGTTGAGCCATCTGAGCTTGTTCAGCAGTCTGGAAACCTTGACCACCTGCCTGAGACAGCAGACGATCACGCATCATGGCAATGTCAGGAGCTACATTGTAGCCTGCATTGGTAACGTTACCGTTAGCGTCTGTGGTAAACTGAGAAGTACCGAAGCGAGTGGTTACGCCTACGGGACGGAACTTCTGAGCTTCAGCAGCGATACGAGCAGCTTCTACGTTAGCTTGTGCAGAAGCTTGAGCCGCATCTGCTTGCATAGAAGAACCTAAGAGGCCTAAGCCCCCGCCAATTATAGCACCCCAAGGCATATTAGGACTCCTCTTTCATTTGTTTAATTAAAACATTATCAATCTTATTCATATCTGTCTCGAATGTATGATGAATACAAAACCAAGTTGAATCCTCTAAGGCAAGGATGGTGTGGTTAATGCCCTTCTTGATGTTGATACAGGCAGGAGCTTCAAACACTTCGGTAACATCGTTATCAAATAATACTCTTACCTTCCCTTTACCGAGGACACTCAAGTGATTGTATTCATGCTTGTGTTGACAGGCAATAGATCCCTTGGGTATGTCCATCTGTTTGGCATATAAGCCATCGGAGAAATGATGAAGAGTATTATTATCCATGTGTTTCCTTAAACTATTCTTTGTTTAATTTCTGCAACTTTATCAAGCCATTCCTGCTGAGTTGCCTCACCTCGTTGCCATTTGAAGTAAAGAGGGTCAGCCTCTGCTTGGTAAGCAACCCTACGCAAGACACTCAATTGATCAGCCGTAGGGGGAGCAGCAGGTGGAGGAGGAATATACTCGGCAACTTCTCCAAATAAACCAGTAGAAGCTTTCTCGTACAGTTCTTTGCCATACACTTCAGAATCAGAAGGAGAAGCCGTAAAAGGAAATTCTTCTTTAATTCCTTCCCACTTAATGGTCAAATCAATACTTGTTTTACTTGCATTCGACCATTTAGGATTTTTTACATATTCAATTTGCATTTTGATTCCTTAAGAGATCCGCAGCCAGAGAGATGAGACGCTGCTGTGGTTACCGTTCACTCCGTAGTACTCGTAGTAACCTTCTATGTAGCCCATTAAGCGCCAAGTACCCGCAGGAGCGCTTGAACCAAGAGCATCAAAATAATTACCAGCAGTTGCCGAACTGGATGTCGCGCCTCTGTACCTAAGACTGGAGCCTGCAATCAAAGTGCCTACAGCAACTGGAGTGTTGACAATATAGCTTAAGAAAGCGTAGCTGCCTACGTCACCTGCTTGAGCGCCTGTGGTGGCTCCTAAAACCTGAGCCGCTGTCACTGAAGTTACAGTAGCAGCATTACCTGTAATATTAATACCCCAAGTACCTGAAGCGCCTCCACCTGTCTTTGTGGGGGCGTCATCCGCAATTTGAGCAACAACAAAAGCAGTTGTAGCCACTTGCGTAGTGTTTGTATTAACAGCAGCAGTAGGAGCTGTAGGAACACCTGTCAATGCTGGACTGACTTTACCTGAAGCAACAGCATCAGTGACAAAAGCAGTAGTAGCTAACTGAGTAGTATTAGTCCCTGCTCCTGCTGTGGGAGCCACTGGAGTACCGATAAAAGTAGGACTGTTCAAGTCAGCCTTTGTATCAATAGCAGTAGCAATGTTATTAAACTCAGCATCAATCTCAGTACCTTTGACAATCTTTAAAGGATTACCAATTGCAAGTGAGTCTTTACTGGCGAAGTTAGTTGACTTTACATATGAAGACATTATACAATCTTTCCGTTCTTAGCTTGGATCTCGATCTTTTGAATAGACAGAGGGATACTGTTGATGTCTGCCTCGTATCCAGTTTGAATAACTTTACCTGCTCCTGTTGGATATGCAACTAAAGTCTGTAATGATGTACCAGCAGAGTAAATAGCTGTTGCTGTATTATACTCGTTTATACCGTAATATGCAACCCCTTGAGCAGGTATTTTTACGTTTTGAGCATAATAATTACCTGTGAAGTCATATCCCCACTTCATTGTCACATACTGATCTGCACCACCAATGACAACCACTGATAATCTCTTGAGCACAGACGTTACCGAAGGAGCGCCTAAGTCAGTGTGGTTAGTGAAATATTGGAATCGGTAGATATTACCATTGTCCAGATAACCAGTATATTTACCTATGTATCCAGCCTTACCAATCAACAGTTCCTTACCACGTGTGTAGCAGAAGCTCTTAGGCTCCATGCTGTCCCACATAGTCACTCGACTAGATCCGTCCTGCAACACTGTCTTCAAGTCAAAGCAGTAGACTGTCTTAAGCACCGGGCAGGTGAGTAAGTAGAAGGACTCAAAAGGGCTGTAGATAGACTTGATCGTAGCAGCGGATTCACCAGCAACAGCACTCATCAAGTCATTACGTACGTTCTTAGACAAGTCACGGAATGGAGCTGATTTCTCTTGGATGGTTCTCAGGACACTACGAACACCTGTGTCAGACAAGAAGATAACATCTGAGCCAGTATTCTGAATGGTGTCACGAGCAATACAGCCAATACCTGTGGTAGAGTCAGACAATCTGAACACCCCTGCGGATAAGACATCCTGAGCACCTGCGTACACCAAGATATTGTTCTTACCGAAGATGAACAAGAAGCCATTGTGTGCTGCAAGACCTGTAACGTTATCTGCACCGTTAGGCCACACAGAAGATACATCAATAGAGCCTGTAGAGCCTGCTGTCCACTTATGTCCAGAAAGGATGTCAGACCAATACACTACAGCCTTCTCAGTGGACAGATCAGCTACCCACAGACGACCATAAGCAGACAAAACAATGTTACCTTGAGGAACAGTACCTGTATATCCTGACTTCTCAGAGACTCTACGATACGTAGTAGTACTTACTGTAGGGTCAAACACCAGAGGATTATGACCAGCTTGGAACAGGTAGATACACTCATTTAGCGTAGCCATCTGCCAGTTACTGTCGGTAATCGTAGGAGCTGTACCGCCGCCTCCGTAGGTCAGCTCAGACAACACACCACCGGCAAGCTTAAACAACTTATTGTTACCTGCTGCAATTGTGTACTCAACACCTGCATCGGTCACTAGCTGTCCAATGGACTTGATGTCTGCACTACCGAGAGCCGCTAGAGTACTATGCTGTGGAACCCAGCCCTTACGAGCACCAATACGTCCATACTGATCAATCACACAGTTGTTAGCTACCAGAGCATAGCCTTGACTAAGCTCCAGTGAACTATCCTGAGTATTCAATCCGTAAAAGCCGGGAGCCGCTATAGAATGTGTTTGAATAGGTTGCGCCATTACACAGCCTCCCAGCCATCTTCCTCAACAAAGCGAGAACTCTCAATAGCGATAGCATCAGCCAAGGATGCCTTATACAAGCCGTAGGCTTCAGAGCTATTCAAACCACCATCTTCACCACGCTCAACCAAGGCACGGGCAAATGCACCTAAGATGACAGGCTCTGAAGGAACCAGCATTGTGCTGCTGTCAGTGCTCAAGGCTAACTGAGGTACATACAGTTGAACATTGATAGCGTAGGTAGCATCGGGCACAGGCCAGAGCATTACCTTAGCATCACCGTTGCTGTCGATACCGTTGAAGCAGTAGTAGTTAGGAGAACCCTTTTGAGGAGATCCCGTAGAACCACTCCACAAGTTATAGGTAGCTAAGGAGATTGTCTTGAGGCCAATATACTTGGTAGTGTTATGTAACTCACTGACCTTGTACCGAGAACCAGAGCCTGCAATGGAATACGTTGAAGTATTGTCAGCAGTGGTTACAGGAATGTCAGTGATCAATGCTGACCACTTATAAGCATCCTCTACTTGTCTCTTGGCATCATTGACCAACTTACCAATGAGCTTAGAGAGTACGTTTTCTTGGACGGTAGATACTTCAGGTTCACGTAAGCGAACGAGAACATCATTGACCAGTTCTAGGTAAGTTGGCAATGCCATTATTAGATTCCTTCTTTCTTAAACAATTCAAAGGTGCAGATAACTCCAAAACTAGAGCCTGCTTCTGAGGTCATGTGAACTTGATCACCTTCTTCCATTACAACACCAGATCCGTTACCTGAAAACTGAAAGTATGTTTTAGCTGAAAAATTATATTGTTCAAGAATACTTACATGAGTAGCAGCGCTAACATCGTACCAGTCTACTGTGAGATACTTATTTGTGCCTAGAGAATTGTGAGCGTACATTAAATTCCAGTTAGCACAATAACCTTGTGGCACTGTATATACAATGGTTTCAACACCTGCTGTTAAGTTTTTACCTACCGATACAGGACGTGTCATGCCCAGACCCTTCGAGGGTTAGTTGGTACTTCAACACTGTATGCACCTAAGATGTGATTCATAGGCCCACGGGTGTTTACGTGCCATCCTTCTAGCTCTGTAACGATAGGGTTCTCTGGGTCAGTGTTGTCTGTAACTGAGATGATCCCAATTACATCGATACTGCCTTCGTAGCCCATAAGAGCCTCTTCAGCTTCCTGTTGAGTAGGGAACTTGAGATACATATCGCCGTAGGCAACACCCACCACAGGAGTTTCCTCGGTAGGTGTTTCCAAGTCCGTCACCGGAGCGTCTTCAATGATTTCTTCCATGTCTGCTCCTTAGCTGGTGATGGATTGCAACTCGCTATTGGCGAGGCGGCGGGGGTAGTAGGCGAGGCGTTGGATGTGTCCGTTGA